TGACGGCGTTGGTTCTCCGCCACTTCGTTTAAACGAGTGTTGTAAACATTGAACAAGAAGCGTGCTGCGTTTTCACCACTTCGTGCTCCACGCTGATTGTCAAGAACATCTGCTTCTGCAGATAGTGCACCCAAGCGTGATGGGTCAAGGAAGGAAATCATACGGAAGGCTGCGCCATAAACCACTACATCTTCTGAGTAGTCAGGCATGCCAGTTGTTGTTGAGTATTCTTGGCTTGTTGCTGTTGTTAAATCAAATATGGTTGGGCGTTTTGAATAAGCCACATTGACGGTACGACCTGGAACCACTGGTGAGTAGATACCAAGAGAGTGTCCAAAGTTTGTACCATCACCAAAGGCTGTTGGGTTTGCTGTTCTATCTAACTGCCAAGCACGAACTGGTAGCCACTCTTTAGTTGGTCCAATTACCTGGTGTGTTACTGCAAGAATATTTTGCACGGCATCTGGGATGTCATAGGTTGTGCGAGCAGCAATAAAAGGAAACTGATATTGACCGATGGCAAATACTGATGGATACATTGCATTGATGGTGTCGTTAATAGCACGCTTAATTTCATAGCGTGGGAACAATGGAGCCACAATAGTTTTTGCTGAGTTGCTATGTGTAGTAGCAGGAGTGCCACGCTGACCACGACCCCATGGAGCAAGGGTTAAAATGTTATCAATGTTATTAGTGGAGTTGACATACATAATCTCATCATCAACTTGAATAAAACCACGGCTTACAACATTGGCATCATTAACAGAAATCTTAGTAGTTGTAGTATCTGTAATTGGAGCAGTCAACCATGTGGTTGATTCCATGTTTAAACTGTAGCCGTGAAGGAGCGTATCCACACGGTCAGTAAGTTGTTCAAGGGTAGCCATTAGAGGTTGATGCTCCTTAATGCTGATACGGCTGACTTACCAGTGGTGCCAGCAAGTTCATTGCATACTGCGTTTAAATCTTTAAAGTTATCTCGTGTGCGAGTTGAACTAGCCTTGTAATTAAGAGCAGCCAATATGCCTAAGCCATTGGTTCCAGCCCATTTGTTTGCTGCACCTTGCGCTTCTAAGAAAGCAGTGCGTGCTGGGTATGTGCCAGAGTTAGCCAGTCTGTTTAATTCAGCAACGAGTGTTGAACCTTCATAACCTGTAGCCATTATTTACCCTTTCGTTTTGCTGCTGCATTATCAACAAGATTTGGATAAGGGCGACCAGCCTTTGCAGCCGATGCTTTAGCCTTAGCCTTTTGTGCAGGTGTAAGTGGTGTTGATTTTTTATTAGGATTCTTTGTATCCCAAAATGCTTTCTTCTTCACCACTTCACCTTATCTGCCCAGTACGCTGCACTCATCTTGCCTTTGGCAATGTTTGTTGCATGACGAGCCTTAAATGATTTTTGTCGTGCTGTTGGCGTATGGTCGCCAGTCACACCCTGTTGACCAAAGCGAATAGTTTTAACCTTGTCGCCTTCCTTTGCCACAACCACATGTGACTTTGTTGGGTGGCTTGGTGTACGCTTTGGCTTATTGAAGCCAGATACTCCTGCTCGCTTTAGTCTTGGGTCTGTCATTTACTTGCCTTTCTTGGCTGGCAAAACTTTCTTTAGATTTGGATTTGCTTTCTTAGCAGCAGGGCTTGCCTTGCGTGCTCCCGCAGCAAGAATTGCTCCCGCATTTTTCATTGGGATTCCTTGTTTCTTTGCAATCGCAGACTGTGCTGCTGCAAAGCCCATCCCTTTCTTGGCTGCCATTACTTTTCACCAAGAGTAGTCGGATTGTTGACCGCAGGGGCTGGGATGCCATACGGGTTAACTGTTCCATAATTGTCATCTGCGTTGACGGTATTAGTCCCACAACCACATGTTGTACACATAATTACTTACCCTTCTTTTTCATAAGCATTGACATGCCTACCTTTGTTTCACGAGCCTTTTCAGCCTTTGATTCAGGCTTTTTCATTTCAGCCTTTTTAATTTTTGCTGGTTCTTTCTTTTCGTACGCTGCGTACGCTGCTGCCTTTGACGGCTTTTTTGCTGCTGCCATTTGTGTTTCCCCTTTGTGTGATTACTTTGACATCTCCACCTACACTTATGCAGTAGTCGGCAGAAATCTTGATTGCTCTACGAGCAGCAAACTCTGCTGCCTTCATAGAGTTCTTGCTAAAGCCAGTGGCTAATGCACCAAGTGCTAGTGAGCCACCGCTACCTACGGCATACAAACCACGGTCATCTTTAGACCATAGGTAATCCTGGTCAACTTCATAGATGATTCCGTTTAAACAAATAAGAGCATCAAAGCCCGCTTCTTTATCTGTTAAATCTGGTGTGTAACCATTGTCTTTCATTGCTTCACGCAGGGAAGGCAATACTTTTGTTTGCATGAATACATCTGTTGGTGCTGTCTTAATAACCTTAGGCGGTGTCCATAGAAAGTTTGCTATGTTGCCAGCAATGGCATCGCCCGAGAAAGCAAATACATAATCACCTTTGCGAACTACCTTGTCTATACTCTTGGTATAGTAAGGCTTATCGTCATAGGTAGTCATGGAATCTGCTGCTATTACCGCCCAGCCTTTTCCTTGAATACCTACAATGGCAGTCATGATTACCCCTTAAAACTATTAGTGTTTGCATCGTAGGCTTTGCCTACTTTGTTTGAATCGTCTATTGCTTTTTGTACTTGCTTGGTAGAAGTACCTGCTGGTTGTATGCCTTGAGCACGAGCAGACTTATAGAGATTTAACTCTGCGTTCCACTTCTTGCTTGACATAGATTTGTTACCTGCTGCATCTCCTGGGGATAGTTGGAGAGTGCGAGCCTTACATCCAAAACATAAACAAAACTCTGAATCCGTGTGGTCTGCATTAGGTGCTACTGTGCCCCAATCTGCCCACGGTTCTGGTGAGGTGGCATCGCACTTGGTGCAGCCAAACAACTCAACTTTAAAAATCATTTGTCCGTCTACTAATTCATAGCCTTCTTTGACGGTCTTGCCAATGTGCCCTTTAACAGAGCAATCATATTGCTGTGATGTAATCTCCATAAGTTCCCCCAATAGAAGCATCTGTTAAACGAGTTTTAGTTGCCTCGTCAATAACATATTGATGTCCACCCAAGTAAACTTCTTGGGCTTGCAATGTTTCGGTTTGTGAAGGGAAGCGATATGAGGAGTAAGTTCCATCAATCATCATTACTGTCACGCCACGATGAATTGCGTAGCGGGCAAAGAGGCGGTGCCAACCTGCAGGTGTTTCTGCCACTGATGGTGTCTTAAATAAATACTGTGCCATGGTGCCTCCTTATTGGTGTAGAGAGAGGGCGAGTTGCCCCGCCCCCTCCACTACAAATTAACTACGCCTGGATTGAAGAAGAAGATTCAATACGGTATAGCGCTGCTTCACGGTAGCGAGCAAAGCCGAGAACACCGTACCAACCGATTGGGCGGAAACGGAGCAAACGGTCAGTGACTGGTCCGATTACAACATTTGGTTCCTGTGCAACAGCCTCAGCAAGAGCCTGCTTACCAGCAACGATTGTGCGGTAGACGGCAGTTACTGGTGTAACTGTTACTACTGTTGTTGCAGATACTGCACCTGTGTTGGCTGTATCTACAGTGATTGTGGTTGTTGAACCTGATGTAACCAAAGATGTAATCTTTGCACCAGTTGCAATACCAGTTCCTGAAATCTTATCTCCTACTTCTGCAGAAGTAGCGATTACAGATGATGAGGCAACACCGAAGGTGTAACCTGATGATGTTCCTGCGACAGTAACTGCAGTTGTAGCAAGTGCTGACTGGTCAGCGCCATCTACACCACGGTACATACGAGGTGTTTCAATGAACATTGAGCCTTCAAAAGTACCGATGTTTCCAGCCCAGAATTGTCCCTGACCTGTTTCTGCGTACTTGTGTAGGTCTTGCCATCCGCCTGAACCTGTTTCAGCACGAAGGTCGTGTGAAACTTCTGGGTGGATACCTGTCCAGTAAAGGCTTCCCTCACGAGGAACAGCCTTGTTTGAACGAAGTTTTGCAACTGCCTTACGGATGTTAGCAGCAGTGATTGTGTCAGTTGCTGTAACTGTAGCAGTTGATGTGCGAGCGGTTGAAGATGCTGAGTAAATAACATTTGTACCAGCACGCAATGTTTCCATAGCCAACTTATCTAGTGAGTCTGCCATGTTGTAAGCGATGATGTCTGCAACTGCAGGGTCAACATCTGATAGTGAGAATAGTTGCAACTTGCGAGTTACAAGTGAAGCGTTGCCGTATTCAGCAAGGGTCACTGCAACTGTTGTTACATCTGATAGTGCTACTGCATCTGGGTCAGTTGTTTCTGATGATAGTGATGCAGTTACTGCTGCCAAGTCGTTGTAGATTGAGAATACAACGCTTGAACCTGGCATTGCCTGTTGAGCAGGGCGCTTGTCTGCCACTGAACGAATCAATGGTTGAGAACGAAGTGCGAACTCTACATAGCGGTCATAAGCAGTTTTGATTAACCCCGCAAGAGCGGTGGTATCTGTATATGCCATTAGTTCACCTCCTGGTGATTGGTAGTTTTAGTTATTGAACTGAAACACCGAGTAATGCACTGAGTTCTGCAGCA